AAAAAAACAATTGTGTAGATTCTTCGTCTGGTTGCCAATAACCAATTAAGTCATTAACATTAATCTTTTGCTGCGAAAAGATAGTTGAATTAAACATTAAAAAAGTAACGATTAAAAGTAATTTTTTCATAATTAAATAATATTAGATTTATATAATACTATTATTACGTACTGTTATTGCTTTTTATACGCTTCCTTTTCCCATGGTAAATTCTTTGCTCCTTCTTCCATAGATGCTCTAGAATATTTTTTGCCTTTCCACGTTACGTGTGTATCATTATACCCTAAATCACCTCTTCGCATTTGATTAACATGAACCTTCTCGTGAGATATTGTTTTACTTTTTTTAAGTTCTAAAGGAGAAACGTTTTTGTTTACTAGTATAGTGCCGTTTGATTGCGCCATACCCATAACATTGTCTTCCATATCTACCTGATAAACAGGCGTATTGTCTACATTATACGGAAACCCTTTTAACTTAAAAGCCATTTTAGCCTTTTTTCATTTTAGCCGGGCTCTTTTTTACAGAAACTTTAATTTCTTTTTTAGCTCCTTTTATTTCAATTTTTTTATCACCGCCTTTTTCTACAGTTTTTTTAATTTTCATGATGTTTTGTTTTAGGTTTTAGATTTTAGATTTTACTCTTTGTGTTATTGGTAATCCGTTTGGTTCGATACAATTATCAAATCGTAGTTTGATACCATTTTTGCCTGAGCTACTTCCTTTTTCTTTAGGATAACCCGTGGAATCGAATGGCCCGTCCCATATTGCATTGGCTCCAACCCCGGACATTTTAGCCTCTCTATCAAGTGGATGTGTTGGGTGAACTTTAGATTTTACGTCCATAGTGTATTTTTATTATTATTATTAAAAAGTAGTTGGTACTGCTTGTGCAGGGTATTGCGGAACAACACCTGTTTGCATTGGATTAATGTTTTGACCCATAGATTGATCTGCCATTCCAACAGTTCTATTAAACGTATTCGGCACTGGGCTACCATATACTCCTTGAATTGTGTTCATATTAGAGAAAGCGTTTGGATTAATAGCAGTTGGCTGCAATTGATTTGGGTTAATTTGCATTTGTTCAGATGTAATCATTGTCGTTTATCTTTATTTACGTTACTTATTGCAGTTTGTAAAACTATATCTGTATATGTTTTACCTGTCATTATATTATTCCTATAACTTGTTGGTATGTCTTCTTTACCAAGCATTATACGGTACATTTTACTAATCAGTTGTTTACACTTGAATGAAACTTTGTATATGTGATATTTCTGGGTTGTATGGTTTCTTTCACGCCATACTACTATCCATCCTTCTTTTAATAACTTGTTCCAGCGTTTATTGTCCCAACTATAAGCGTAAGTACCTATTTTATAATCTTGTTTGGTAAACAGATCCATACAATCAAAATATATAAGCAATTCTAAATCTGAATCTGTTAAATCGTTATTTCTGCAAGCCCAACGTCTTATTACACGATAATGTTTAAGTAAGCCAAGTTCTTTAATATCAATAGCTTCTAATCGTTTCATAATATTACAACGATGTCTTGCAATTTAATAACTATATATTTCTCTCCGTTAAGTTCTATTCCGTGGCCAGCTGCTTTATCATAAAGTATTTTATTACCTGATTGTACAACTTTTATTTCGTCACTTACAGAAGCGACCGTAGCTTCTTTATATCTTATATTCTCTTTGTCCTTGTCCGCTAATAATAATCCTCCTTTTGTTTTCTCAATAGTTAGCTTAGTTGGAATTATTATTATATTGTTACCTATTGCCTTCATTCGCTCTTAGATTATTTATTACACAATCTGTTGACAATATAGTAATAGCTACCGAGGCTGCATTTCTTAATGCGCTTTTGGTTACTAATAAAGGATCAATAATACCTGATTCAATCATATTAACCGGTGAGTTTGTAATTACATTTAAACCCACACCTCTCTCGCGTTCAGTTGGTATTGTATCAATTCCAGCGTTTCTTAATATAGTATAGAACGGAGCTGTAATAGCGTTAAATAATACTGTATGCCCAATAGACTTAGAATCAATTGTTTCGGATGCATCTAATAACGCAATTCCGCCACCTGGAACAATACCTTCTTTTATAGCTGCTTTAGTAGCACAAATAGCGTCTTCAACTCTATCCGCTTTTTCTTTTAATTCAACTTCTGAATTAGCACCTACTTTAACAACAGCTACCTTTGCAGATAATCTCGCTAACCTTCTTTCTAATCTAATAACTTCCCCGGGTGCTTTTGTTTCGCTTAGTTGAGTTTTTATATTATCAATTAATGCTAATACTTCTGTATTTGATTCATCAACTTGAAGGATAGTTTCTGCATCAGTAGTAATACTTTTCAAACAAGTTCCTAAGTGCTCAACAGATATTAAATCCATATCATCTCCAAGGTCTTCGTTTATTATTGTTGCCCCTGTTAGTATTGCTAAATCGTTTAAAGTATCTTTCTTATTGATACCGTACGTTGGGGCATTGATAACATTAACTTTTATATTCCCTTTTACTTTATTCATCGCTAACGCAGAAAGAACCGTTTGTTCTAAGTCTCCAATTATTAGCAATGATTTCTTATTTGTTATTACGTGTTCTAGTACCGACTGAATTTGTCTTATAGTTTCCACTGGAGATTCTAAAATCAATATCACTGGATTTTCTAATTCAGCGGTCTTCTTTAACGGATCCGTAATAAAGTTAGAGTTAACTAATCCTTTATCGTATTGGACGCCCTCAATTACTTCTATTTCAGTTTCTTCAGCTGTGGAGGGTTCCATCATAACAACGCCATTGTCTCCAACGGCCCTAAATGCATCACCAATAATTTTACCTAATACTTTATCATTATTAGTTGATATGGTAGCGACGTTATCAATCATATCGCCACTAACTTCAATCGCAATTGACTCTAGGTATTCTATAACCTTATTAACCGCGTCTTCTATGCCTTCTTTAAGTTCTCTAGAATTAGTGCTATCTTGTACTTTGTAAGCTTCTGCTAGAATAGCTCTAGTTAATACTGTAGCTGTAGTGGTGCCGTCTCCGGCTTCTTTAACTGTATTTCTCGCCGCTTCCTTAAGTAACCTAGCGCCCATATTTTCTACAGGATCTAATAGAATTATACTGTTTGCTACAGTAACTCCGTCTTTTGTGATAATAGGTTTTCCAGTATGATCCTCTAACATTACACATTTACCACCGGCACCCAAGGTTGAGCTTACAGCATCGGTTAATTTGTTTATTCCTTCAAACACTTTATTTCTGGCTTCTTTGCCAAAACTTAGGTGCTTAACAATTGCATCTGACATATTTTATTTTATTTAATTTGATTTGTATAATAGTTGTATTATTACGTATAATTTTATATTCTTAACTACAGCAACGTTATTTTCATTATTCTCTTATAGATGTAATAAACTAATGGTATTAATAAAAGCCATAAATAAATGAAATAATTAGCTTTTTTATCTATAGTCTTTCCTTTTTTAGTTACGCTTTCTTTTTTAGATTTAGAAACCTGTTTTAAAACGTTTTTAGACACTTTTATCTTTGATGTATCTATTAATACTTTATTTTGTTTTTTGTATCTTAAAACAGCATTAAAATAGCTTTTGCCACCTATTACGATTGGCAAACTGTCCACCAAAGGTTTAATTTCTAGTTCTTCTGTATTTTCAGTAATGTAAACATTTTTATTTATTACTGATGCGCTATCTATTTTTACACTTGAAACAGAGCCAATAGTAGTTTTAGTTTCTTCTTTTGTAACAGCAACTTTTCTTGAAGCGCAAGAAAACAAAAATGAACTAAGTAATATTAATATAACTTGTTTTACCATTAGTTTTTATTGCTTTTAAAATTTGCTTACGTTGTTTACCTGTTGACTCATAAGATACGTGTACCCAGTCTGGATTTTTATCTGTACCAAATTCCCAAATCATTTGATCAAATACTAAATTGTCTTTAATATAATCAAACACTTGCTTATTTGTAATAGATGTACCATCCATATCAATATCAATTGCTTCTCCTGAACAATGTTGAGAGGACAAACTTCCCCCAATAGCAGTATTGAGAGCCTTGCTTCTGTACCCTGATGAGATATGAATAGGAACTCCAAAGTGTTCTCTAATTGGCTGGAATATATTCTCAGCTAACTTTTTAAAATTTTCAATGTGTTCTGGAGTTGGCATATTGCTAATTCCTTTTCTTTTTGCAGTTTCACTTCTTGTTACTTCAGCTAATGTTAAGTTTTTACTAAGTTGCATCTTTTTCTTTTTTAGTACCAAAATAATAACTAAATATCATTAAGGTAAGGGTTTTTATTAAATCAAATAATTGGTCATTTTGGTTATCACTCAATAAAGGAGTTCTAAAAGCTATTACTTTATCAACTACAAACACACCTACTAAAGCAGTAAATACTAATAGGATAAACCTAACCAATATTTCCTTTGTGTTATTTATAAATAATTTATTCACATAATAAATCGCAGCTGTTATAAACCCCATTGAGAGTATAACGGCAAAAATCATTATATATTCGTTTGCTACACTAAACATTTATATTTTCTTTTATTTTTTTGCTCTTAAAAACGCTATTTTTAGCATCTTCCAAATATCAATTTTAAATGTTTCTTCAATGTTTTCTTTTATAGAAACTAATTCTACGAATATCAGCATTATTGCGCATATTTTAGTAAACATAAAATCAAACTTAAACCAATGGATAACAAATTCATTTAAAACAAATTTATCAATTAGGAAAAGAAATAAAACACATATCTCATATAATACCATTTTTGAAACTATATTTGATAAAATTCTACTTTCAATGCTTTTCCATCCTTTTAGTTTCACGCTTTTAAAAACTCCTGTAAATGTATCAAGAATTATTGCTGCTCCTACCGCAATTAAAAGACCCTGTATTGGAGCAAATAATAAAATTAACGATGAGCATATGTAATTTATATAATTCATTATCTTCCTTGTCCTCTGTATGCTTTTACATAATTTTTACTTGACTTCAAAGTACTTGTTTTGCTTTTTGATGCAACACCTTTTGACTTTGATTTTTTAACATACAATGTTTGCTGTACTTTTGGCATCGCGACTTATTTTAATTATCAAATGGAGGTTGTAAAGTAACTATAACAGGTTTTGCTTGTAAAGACAAATCATTGTTTAAACTTTCTTTAATCTTATCTAATTGAGATTGTTGCTCAACCTCATTAATAGGCTCAGGCACTACGCTTAAAATATCAACTATCCAAGATACAACTTGCTCTTTTTTCAAATCATTATAAAGTGTAAAATCTTTGTCACTTGGCTCAGGCACGCTTGTTACCCCATAAGTTTCAGCAACATAATTTTCATTAGAAGCTTTCAATCTCCAATGTATTACATTTACAACATTTTCAAGTGTTCCCTCTTTTATTTTGCAATCCATTGCAGAAATAACCCATTCGTAATTTGTGTTTTCCATTTTTTTATTTATTACATTATTGTGCTTGTTACTTTTTTCCAACCTACACTATCT